TTGACTTAGTATCATCACCATCAACACCGGGGGCTTATCTTTATCAAAACGAAGGTGATAGACATAAGTATGATGAAAATCTTGAAGAAGATAGAAAAATTAATGTTGACAGACAAATTGGTTCAAATGGAAATAAATCACTTGACTTAATGAAAAAATTAAACGATTATTTAGGAAACAAATAAATAATATAAAATATGGACGAAAAGTACTTTGTTGCAAAAATCGCAATTGATTCTATTGATAACGAATCAGGTAAATTAAAAAAACTTAGAGAAGAAAAATTAGTTAGAGGTTATAATCCAACTGATGTTGAATCTAAAGTAACCAAAATCTATGAAAACTATAACCTTGCTTGGAGAATTACAGGGATTGTTGAAAGTAAAATTGATGAGGTTATAGAATAACAAAAAAATAATTAATTAAAAAGAGGACTTAATCGTCCTCTTTTTTTTTGTCCAAAATAAAAAATATTTAGTTTTTATATGAAAAAACAGAGATTTTCCAATCTTTTCGTTTTTTAATGATATTTATAATTAATAAAATCTTTTATCATAATAGTCTTATTAAAGACTTTTCGTAAAAAGATGATATTTATCTAATAAAATAATAAAACAACAAATGGCAAAAGAAAAATCTTTAGTTGAGGACGCAATCATCCAAATGAGAAATTTGGAAGAAGCGGTTGCGGAAAATGCAAAAGGAATACTTGCTTCTACTATGAAGGAAGAAATCAAAGAGCTAGTAAAAGAATCTCTAACCGAACAAGAGGAAGACGAGATTGACACAGATGTTGAAATGGATTTACCTATGGGTGATGATATGGATACAGATAATATTGATGATTTAGAGGATGAAGAAGAATCTGATGAGTTTGGTGATGACGAATTTGACGACGAAGACGTTATTGACCTTACTGATATTGAAGATGATTCAGAAATCTTGCGAGTATTCAGTTTATTAGGACCTGAAGATAATGTTATCGTTAAGAAAGACGAAGCTGGTAACATTAACTTGAAAGATGGTAATGATGAATACATGATTGTTGGTGAAAACGAAGAAGAAGAAGACATAGAAATGTTTGATGCTTTGGAAGAAGAAGATGAAATTAACGAATTTTTCTGGGAAAAAGACGACGAAGATGAGGAAGATATGAAAATGTCTGAAGAATTTGGAGACGACGAAAACGAAGAATCTATTGACGATATCGTTTCTAAAGTATTTGACGAAAGTTACGGTCAAGAAGAAGAAGAAGTTGTTTACGAGATTGAAATGGATGAAGAATCTGAAATGGATGAAATGGATGAATATCTTGAGGAATCTAAATCAACGATTAAACCTAAAGGTGTTGGTATGGGTAAACCAAAATTTTCTTACAATTCTAAACCAAATCAAGGAAAAGGCTTCAATACTAAAATGAAAGAAGCTCCTAAATCTGTAGGAACTGGAAAAGCGAAATTTGAATTTAAAGAAGGTGAAAATCTTGATGGTGAATTTAAAGAAACTCGTGGTGTTAAAAAAACTGAAACTAAAGAAGCTGCTCGTACTTACGGAAATGGTTCTAAATCAGGTCGTGGTCTTAGAAAAGGTATTACCCCTAATAGAAACTTGGAATTCCCTATTAAAGAAAATACTGACGCTAAAGAGTTACAAATGCTTAGAGAAAAAAACGAAGAGTATAGAAAAGCACTTAATATTTTTAGAAATAAATTGAATGAAGTTGCAATCTTTAATTCAAACTTAGCTTACGCTACTCGTTTATTTACTGAATGTACTACTTCAAAACAAGAAAAAATAAACATTTTAAAAAGATTTGATTCTGTAGAAACTATTAAAGAATCTAAAAGTTTATATCAAACTCTTAAAAATGAATTGTCAGTTAAAACTAGCACACCAATTAACGAGAGTTTAGAATCTAAATTAGATAAAACTCACTCTACTGGTTCAGCTGTTAATTTAATTGAATCAAAGACTTATGAAAATCCTCAATTCCTTAGAATGAAAGATTTAATGGGTAAATTAAAATAAAAAATAAAAATTAAAATTAAAAACAAACAAAAATGGGAGCATTATTAGAATCAGGTCTTGTTGGTAACATCGGACTAAAACACCTTAAAGTTATCAAAGAAGATACTATTAACAAATGGGATAAATTAGGATTCCTAGAAGGTCTTAAAGGACACTTAAGAGAAAACGTAGCTCAATTATATGAGAACCAAGCGTCTTTCTTGATTAACGAAGCTACTTCAGAAGGTTCATCAGGTTCATTTGAAACTGTTGTATTCCCTATCGTAAGAAGAGTTTTCTCAAAATTATTGGCGAATGAAATCGTATCTGTACAAGCTATGAACTTACCAATCGGTAAATTGTTCTTCTTCGTACCTAAAATTCAAGGTTACAACGGTGGTGTTGGTGAACAAGCTGGTGGTTATAACCAATCATCAGGTGAGCACTACGCTCCAATTGGTTCTCCAGGAAACTACCCAGGAAATGTAAATTCAGGGTATACTGAAGGAAACGGAAGTTATAACCCAACTTACGCTAAAAATCTTTATGATTTGTTTTATGAAGGTACTGAACCAGGATTGAATCCAGGTGGTTTATTTGATTATTCTAAAGGTAGATGGTCAGCTATTACTTCTACAGCTACTATTCAACAATGGTCTAATGGTAATTTAGTTGACGCTGTAATTTCTGGTACTTCTGGAAGTACAGGTATTATCGCTTCAGGTAATACAAGAAAAGTAATTGTAAAACTTTGTGGTTTCCAAGATACTGGTGCTGGTAAATTAATCGGACCTGATGGAAATGAAATGGATACAGAAACTTTCTTGTCTGATTTGATTATCTACACTGGTTCTGGTTTAACAGTTGCCGCTGGTAGTCCATGTACAGTTTCTACAGGAGCTTTATTGTATAGAGTTGTTACTCAACAATATGGTCAAGGTATCGTAAATGGTGCTTCAGGAACTAGAACTCAAACTTCTTGGCCAACAAACAACGGTGGTTCATTCCAAAGTCCATGTAACGCTAACGGATGTATCTACTTAGAAGTTGATTTGTCTTGTCCAGCTTGTGCTGATTGTGGTTCTGATTCATTAGATGGATACACTGGAACAACTATTTCTACAGGTTTAACTTCATCATCTTTCAATGCTGCTTGGAGACGTTACGAAGAATTAGAATTTGAAGACAAAATTGGTGAGGTTTCATTTGATTTAGAGTCTGTTACTGTATCAGTTACAGAAAGAAAATTAAGAGCACAATGGTCTCCTGAGTTAGCTCAAGACGTTGCAGCTTTCCATAACATTGATGCTGAAGCAGAATTAACTGCTTTGTTATCTGAACAAGTTGCTGCAGAGATTGACCGTGAAATCTTAAGAGATTTACGTAAAGGTGCTGCTTGGACTTTGAGATGGGATTACAACGGATGGAGAAGAGTAGGGGCTACAACTTCTTATACACAAAAAGACTGGAACCAAACTTTGATTACAGCTATTAACCAATTGTCAGCACAAATTCACAAATCTACTTTAAGAGGTGGTGCTAACTGGATTGTAGTTTCTTCTGAGGTTTCTGCTATCTTTGATGACTTAGAGTACTTCCACGTATCTAACGCTTCAGCTGAACAAGACCAATATAACATGGGTATTGAAAGAGTTGGAACATTAGCTGGTCGTTACCAAGTTTACCGTGACCCTTACTTCCCAGCTAACCAAGTGTTAATTGGACATAAAGGTACTTCATTGTTAGACACAGGTTATATCTACGCGCCATACGTGCCGTTGCAATTAACTCCAACAATGTATAACCCTTTTAACTTTACTCCAATAAAAGGAATAATGACAAGGTATGCTAAAAAAATGGTAAACAACCGCTTTTACGCCCGAATTACTGTTGATGGTGTTAGAACATTTGATATTAAAGAATTAAGATAATCAAATATACTTAATTAAAACTAAAGGGACAAGAAATTGCCCCTTTTTTTTTTATAATAAAATTTCATATTTTAAATTACCGGTATCCCATATTTTATCGTAACCTAATTCAGACATTATTTGAGATTCTGTTTTATTTTTATCATAACCTAACTTAACTAATCTATCTTTTCTATAGTTAAACCTATGTTCTCTAACATCATATTTTTTAGTATAACTATAATTAGGTTTTGTTTCCCCAATATAATTAAACCCTGTTTTAGAATAAAAACAAAATTCATCTGAAGGTGACCAATTTCTGTTAGAATATGTTATAATTTTTTTAGGTGAATATTCCTTTATAAAATGTTTTAATAATTTTGTAAATCCACCAACTACATTTACGGAACAATAACGATATAATTCATATTCATCTATAGTTTTATTTTTATTACCTAAAATTTTTCTTAATGAACCAAATGACATAACGGCAACAATAATATCATTATGTTTTAGACCAAAGTATATTGTTGATTTATCATTACCTTGTAAATGGTTAGTCTTAAGAAAATTACTTTTTTCATCACTACTTATAGTTGTTATTTCACAATTTCTCGCATAAATTTTAGTATTATTTTTCTTCAATAAATTAGTAATTCTATTTTTTACTATATTTTTCTTTGTTAACCATTCGTCAGAAAAAATATGAATTAATTGAATGTTTTTTTCAAGACATTTTAATGTTTTATCTATATGATAATTTTTATGTTTCCCCCTATTTTCTGAGTGCCAATATAATCCATTATATTCTATAGCTATATTATAATCAGGAAAATACAAATCTAATTCAACACCGTTTAATTGTTTCTTATCACAAACTTTAACATCAACACCTAATGATTTAACATATTCCTCAATTTCTTTTTCAGATTTACTTCTATAGTAAAAATTAGTCTCACATTTTGATAAATTAGAAACAAATCTATCTTTTGTTTTTTTAGATATTAAAGAGTTTTCACCAAATTTATTTTTATATTCCTCGGTTGTTATATTATGTAATGACAAATGAGTGTTAGATAACATTTTAAATTGTTCGTCACATAATTCACAAGTGACATAATTATCTATTTCATTAAATAACACATCTCTGTCAATAGAATTTGATAACGTTGTAAATAGTTTAAGTTCTGAAGGGAATTTTAATACATAATCACTAATTGAGTTGTGTGCGTTTTCAATATGTTTAGATAACGCCCCGGATTTATTAACAATATCTTTGGTGACCCATCCACATTCTAAACATTTTATTGTTGTTGATTCCGGTTTAGTGATTAAATTAAAGTAAGTAAAATGCCAATAATTCCCAGTATCCGTTAAATACATTCTTCTTTTGAATGAAGATGGGATAACTTCATTAGGGTAACATTTTTTAATATGATTAGTTACTCCACCACTTTTATTTTCAATGTCATCATATTCTTTACCACAACACTTACAAGATAGTATAATATTTTTATTATCTAACTCAATCTTTTTGACCCGTTTATGTTTGATTTGACCACCTTTAGTTTTTAATGGTATGTTATTACTTAATAAAATTTTTTTAATTTTAAGTTTACCAACCTTAAATTCTTTAGCCAAGGTCTCAATAGAGACATTATCTTTATACTTTTCAATTATTATATCTTCCATAAATATAATTATACCTAAAAAAGGAATGGAGTCAATTTTTTTAACAAAAATATATTTTTTTTATTATTATACAATATCAGTAAAAAGAAAAAGAGACTATTCGGTCTCTTTTTTTGTTATAGTTCTAATCGCTCTAGAAATTACCTCACATTCCCCCAATGAATACATCCCACTACTATATCCGTATTTAACGGCTTGAATTAGGAAGTAGGTTGCGTTATCTTTATCCATTGTGTTTAGAATGGTATCTAAATGTTCTTCATTATACAGAGGTATAGTTTCAAATAATTTACCAAAAAGTTCTTGTTCTTGTTCCATAATATAATTTAATAGTATATTTATAATTATACTATGAAAAATAATAAAATACATATTTCAGAAGCGACAAGTACTTCATCTGGAAGTAGGGGTTCTTATAACGCTCCATTATCAATTGGTATTAGATTGTTTAATAAACAGGCTATGCAACCATATTATGTTCCAACATCAGAGTATGATGATGCTATGTTGACTTATGATAGTTATGATGGTGAGATGAGTACACCGAAGAAGGATATAAAGAAAATTGAGAAATTGGCGCGTAAGATATCTAAAAAAGTTAAAGATAATCCGGTATCAAATGATGATGATGGGGATGTATTAAACAATAACCTTGGAAAACTCAATGAATGGATTGAAATAAGGGATTTTAAGGAAGATATTTCAGAAAACCATAACCTACGACAAATAATAAAGAATATTCTATTACAAGAAAGAAAAAACCCCTAGTCTTCAGTGACAGGGGTTTTTTGTTTTGGTTTTGCATTCATTTTATTTAGAATAATATCTAAAGAATGTTTTATCTGAGACTTCATTTGGTTTTTTAGGTCTTGTCTAAGACTTTCAGTTTTGTTATCATACATATTAGTCATTTTTCTCCAATCTCTATCAGTTAGAAGAATATTACTATAGTAGAATACATGATTAATAATACTAATCTTTTTATCATCAAGAATAACAAATATCCCCAATTTACTATTTTTGATATATCTCTCGTCAGATAATGGAGCTATAAAGAACTCGGATTTTGGGTGTTTAATTGCGTTACGACAAATATCAACACAGGTTTTGGTGTCAGCCAAAATTCCGGGGTCAACAACATCATACATGTGTTTTATCTTTAACAGTCTTCTTTTAACTATATCTCGTTTGATTAGTTTTTTAATATATTGTATCATGGTGGGTGGGATTTAATTACCTTACAAAGATAGAGAATATAACCCATAAAAAAAAGGGAAATTATCCCTTTCTTTTATATTATCATAAAATAATTTTAATTAAGAATTTAATCCATTTCCACCGATAACTACCGCGTTCATTTGAACAACAGTTCCCCCAGTTGTGTTAGAGTATCCCGGATGTGGTGGTACGATAATTTGTAAATTGTTATCACAATCTAATTGACATATTATTGTTTCTGTGTTTGCGCTAGTTTCTCCCATTTTGTTTTTATTTATAAATATTTAGTAATCTTAATTTTTTACGCTAACTATTTGAAATTTAATTTGTCTTTTGTAAGTGTTAATTTCACCACTACTTTCAACTTTTATATCCACATAATATTCGTTAGGTATTTTATCTCTTGTATCAAAGATAAAATAGTATTCATTTGGTGTTCTGTTTATTTTTGTCCACTCTTGAACAGGAACTTCTATTTGACCTTCTCTAACATATACTCTATAATAAGCACTTACATTTGGTAATTGTTTATTAGTGGTGAAGGCTTGTTTTATAATTACCCCCACTTTTCGTATATCGGAGTTATATATTTTTTCATCTTGTTTAATACCATAGAAATCAAATCCATATAATTTTGGGTCAACTGAAGTTGTTCCAATTTGAATAGAATTCTTTAATGGGTATAATGTAAAGTTATTTGTTATTGCGGGTAATGAAAAACCGTTTAAAGTTAACCCCGACCAAATATCTGAAAAGGTACAAGGAGTTTTATAACCAATAAGTGGTGGAACGGTGATTTCATATACACCTTTTGTTCTTCGGCAAGAAGTTAAACCCGTTAAACCAGGTATTAACGTTCCGCTAGAATCTGATAAGCTAACAGTCGGATTAGAATCCAAATTAATAGGATTACCATTGTCGTATAGGTATAAGTATAATTTATTTATTTTTCCCAAACTAAATGAGTTTCTATCGTCTTCTATAAGGTCATTATAGTTAGTCTCTAAATATGGTTCATAAAATGTTTGAGTATGTCTTGTAAAAAATTGTACTTCGTAGTTGTCCGTTAATCCGCTTAAGTTTTCAACTTGGGGTTTAAACGCAACTCCCCATCCTGATATGTTTGGTAAAGAACCGTTTAACACATTGTTAATTTCTTGGGTCATATTAAAACTAATGTTTTCATTACCAAATTCAAAATGTTGTGTATCTACAATAGTTAATCCGGAATATGGAACATTACCGGTATTTTTGTTATTATAAATCCCCGGTTGAGTCCAAGTACCTACAGTGGTCGTTGCGGACCAATTTGAGGGTCTTGTTGAATAGTTTTTATCAACAGATATTTCATATTGTAAATCCGCAAAATCATAACCAACACCCTCATCCCATAGTTGTGGCGTTGTAATATCATCGTTGATATATGGTATTCTAAATAAGATTAAATCAAATGAAGTCGCCCTCATTCTTTGTTGTGAAGTTGTTGTGTTTAATAAATCAATATCAAATGTTGAGGTATTCAACATTCTTAAAGTATGAATCATATTATTTGTACACCCGGTTGTTATAGTCCCGTTAGAAATTTTCTCTTTTAATAAATCCAAATCTAAATTGAAAATAAAGCGACTAAACCCATTTGGATATTGGGTAGTCGCTAAAGAACCGTAAAATAATTCAGTAACTGGGTTTCTTCCCGTGTTAGTTAAACTATTTGATATAAGTGTGTTGTTCTTACTAAAGTACGAATTGTTAATTGACATAAATATCTTTTAACGATAAATATCTAATTAATACGAATATTATTATTTAATATGATATTTTCTGCATTAGCAAGAAGTGATTGTATTTCCGCAGTAGTTTGACCATTACCACCAGTAACAGGAATTGGGGGCATAGTTGCGATAGGATGAACGTGTCCCGTAATAAAAGCAAACATTTTTCTAAGTAATTTTATCAATTCATCACCCCTAACCGTTGGGTAAGTTTTATTAAATAAACTATTCTCATCACCAATAAATCTATCTTGGGGTATTCCGTATAAAGTATTACTTAAATTTATAGGACCTTTTGACCCAACAGAATCGTGTGAGAATAAATAAATTTTTTGACCACCTAAAATACTGTAAGTAATATCTTCATTTGAGAATTCAACTGGTGTGAAAGTATCAGACACTAAATCAGATTGAGGACCTATTATTGGTTTACCCGCTTTATTTTCCCATACTAAAAAGAAACCGCTATCTTTCCTTGCGGTGTCTAATTTAATTTTATCTTTAAATTTGTTATAGTTACTAACTTCATAAAATTGATTTTGGTCATCCATTCTTTGTCTAAAATTAGTTCCAATAGAATATGTTTGTTTTGATGGAGTAACAATAAGTGGAAAAACATTTTGTGTAATATTATTAATATTGTTAAATGTAAAACCAGTTAAATTCATTTCACCTTTAAATACACCTGAAATAAATTGATTAATTAATTGACAAGAATTCTCAAGTGAAGTAGCGTTAAATTTAATTTCTTCTAATGGACCCGTATAATCAGACCCAAAACTTAATTTGGATATGGTATCTTCATTAAAGTTTTTAGTGTTAACACTTTCACTAGGAGTGACATTATATAACCCAACCGAAACGTTAAAAACATCTTGGTTATTCTCTAAATTTGAAACATCCCAAATAATCATTTTCTTAACCACTTTAATAACCTCAACCAATCTAGTTTCTTCAACAGGTTCTTTAAGAATTTTTTCTTGAGTAAAGTTAGTTAATTGTAAAAACGACCTTTTATCATTCCCAATCGGAAGTTCCTCTTTAGATAAATTTTTAGTTTTTCCAGCTCTAATTAAAACATCATTATTCTTAACAATAACATCCGCACTACCTCTACCCAATAATGAATTATCACCAGGTTCTGGAAATACACCATTACTCTTAACATTTCTGTAATTACCATCCTTATCTTTTAAAGACATACCTTGTTTAATCCTATCACCAGACGCTAAGAATTTTTTAGCACCCTGATAATATTCAAAAGGTGTAGTCATCGGTGAAGAAAAAGGTCCTTGTATGTAAAATTGACTTGAAAAAGGAAAGTCCTTATTTTGATAAATAATATGAACATATTCGTTTTTTAATGGAGTCTGACTAAGATAAAAGGGTAATAATGGTAAAAAAACCAACGGGTCTCTTGATGTCCATATATCCTTTTCTTCATTCCAATCTGGAACTGCCGCAATAATATCACTATAATTTTTAGTTTCAGGTATAACCCTAAGACGACCCAACATCATTGGGTCTTGATTATCATAAACGTGACCTGGGAAAATTATTTGATTATCCATTTTGTTTTGTTCTTGATTCGTATTCTTTTAATATAGTATTATAAACAATTTCTAATTTATCTAAATGATGTGTTAAATTAATTAACGTTTCTTTAGTTAAATTAAAATCATTTTGGATATATGTCATTACATATATCAAATCTTTATTACTTGACGACTTATAATCTTTAATTATATTAGTCACTTTTTCCGTTTCAGTATTTATATTCATAATTATAATTTTTTACCAAAAGAATTTCTTGGAATTGTAAATCCCGCTGGTGTTATAGCCATTGGTCCAATAGCCACTTGAACTTTACCATTTTCCGCTTCTTCATTAGCCATCGCCTTCATTTGGGCAAATTTACTTAACACATCTAAATTTGGACTACCGTCAGGCATAGTTCCAGTAGGTACACCCGATTTTTGCATTTCTTCTATAGCGCCAACAAAAGCTCTAGTTTCCGAATACCCATCTAATAATTCTGAAGCGAAAAGTAATGGTAACGGTATAGAATCCCCAGTGGTTATTAAAGTTAACAACCCCAATAATTCATCAACAACACTTTTACATTTTCTCCAATCACTAATAAATTTAGCAACAAGTAACAATAAAGAAATTAATTTTAATATTATAATTAATTTTTTATTCATCTTTTCTTTAACAATATCAGAAATAACTGATAGTATTAAATTTTTAATATCCCCTTTAATTATTTCAAATAATTCTTGAACGAACAAAGCACCTATTTTAGATATTAAATTTATTGCAAATTTTTTGAAATTTTTCATAAATGAAACAAACGAATCTACTGAATCTGAAGCTTCCTGACCTAACGCTTTTAACATTGTAAAAATAGGTAAAAGCGTTTTAGGACCTAACAATGTTGCAACAATCCCTTGAACCAATAATTTAACAAAATTAAAATCTATAGTCGCTTTAGCGTTTATACCCCAAAGAGGGTTATTAGCTAAAACACTTGTTAAATTATCACAGGCGTCAACTAAATCACTATCTTTAACAAATTTTAAATTATTTAAGTCACTAATTATTGTATCATAATCAACCGGTACTTTAACCTCACCACAATCCTCAAATTCTATAACACCGTTTTTAATGTTTGTAACTCTTTGGTCAATATTTCTTAAGTCAATATCTGTAAATTCAAAAAATGATTCGTCAACGCCATCTAGTTCAGCTAATTTAGCAATACCACTTACGTCAATTTCACTTCTATTATCAAAACATAATCCTAAAATTCTTTGAATAAGGATATCCAGTTTTGTTTGATTTTCAACTTCACCAACACCAGCATTAGCTTTCATTGAAACCGCACCACATAATGACTCCATTATGTTTGCCATCATATTTTCAGTTTCAACAACTTTAATAGTTTTATAATAATCAACCATAAATTGGCCAACTTTATTAGGTGTGTTAAGTCTATTTGTTAAATCAACTTTAAACCACGGACCGGTTTCACCTGTATCAATCCTAGTTTCAACATATTGAATATCAAATAAATCACGACCTGATTGACCAATGTATAACGCCCCATTATAATCTGCGGAATATGGGTTTCCTGATTGAATTCTTTGATATAACTCTCTATTCATTGAAAATGGATAATTCTGTACTTGAATTTGGTTTTTCTCGTATAAAACATTTCCAGGTTCTCCAGCTGGGTTTTTTTTAAGTAAACCTAATAAATCAATTGAACTAACTTTTACATAAACAGGTTTAGGTTGATATACTTGCTGTTGGTCACAACCTACAGCATTTAAGGATTCCTCAATTAATAAATCAGATAATTTAGGCTCTATATTTTTTATAGCCGTAATTAGAGTTCGTTTAACGTATTTTGTTGCGTTACTACCTTTATCTGAAGTGGTTTGATTAAGGTCTAAAAGTTGTTCAAATTGATTTTTAACATCTTTTTGATAACTTTTAATTTTGTCTTTAGTTTTATTTATTTGGTCTGTAACACCCTTTTTATTTTTTTCAAAAGAATCTCCCACTTGTTTTTTTGTATCATTATATTGAGATTTTAACTCTTTATAATTTTTAGTCGCTTCAATTTTTTCCTGAGCTTTTTTATAATCAGCTTTAATATCAATAGACGCCATAATTACTATCTTTTAGTTTTATAAATATCACTAGAGTTAGAGGTATCTTTATCTATTAAATTTTTAAGTGTTTCGTCATCAACACCCAAGTCTAAAATAGAAAAACTTTCTTGGTTAGAGTTAGTTTTCTCCCACATACTAGATTGTAGTTTAGATAATGTTAGTTTTTTTTCAACACAGTCATTAATAATTTTTTGTTGTTTTTCAATAACAGGACCAATCAGAGTCATATCTTCAGGGTCTTTCATCATTGTTAACATTTTATTCTGTATTCTAATAGCGGTATTTCTTTGTTCTACAAGTTCATTATAAATTTCTTGCATCAAAGATAACATTGATTCTTTCGTTAAATTAATTTCTTTTTTTTGAGGTCTTCCCATAATCTATAAATATTTATTATTTAATTAATTTTTTTTTATAATAGTCCTTATTCTATAATTACTTATCTATAGTTTTTTATAACCTCATATAAAAAACAATTAAATATGGTCAAATAATATAAAATTATTTGACCATATTTTGTATTAAACTATAATACATGTTTTTATATCGTTTCATTGACCCTCTAACTTCTTTGGTTGATAGATTTGTCATTTCTCTTAAGGATAAAAGAATGATATTTTTATTAAACTTATTATTATCATTACCAATAAAGATTTGTTCATAATCTCCAAAAAGGTCACATAATGCCTGACCTAATTTAACCTCATTTTCCGTTAAATTATCATTTAGTAATGTATGGTTTAATTCATTAAGAAATTTAGAAATAACATTGACTGAATCTAAACTATCGTTCTCAATACTATATGAAAACATTTCATCATTTTCTATACTAGCTGAAATATCTTCATAAGATATCTTTCTGTTAGTTTCCTTTTGGTCTTTAATGATTTGTCCCATTAAGTAATTTTTACAAATGGTTCCAAAATATGAATAAGCCTTTTTTTCTTTATCCGGTTTAAACTTATCAATTTTAGTCATTAAAAATGAGTGAGTATCTACATGGATATCATTAAAATCCATATCTTTTCTATATAATTTGTATCGTCTAATAATTGACGATATCATTTTATCTAAAGGTTTTTTCAAAAACTCGTTATAAATTTTATTTTTTTCTTCATACGTATCCGCATTTAAAAAATCTATAACAGCCAACTCTTCCCTGACATCAAAATAGTTAGTTTGAGTTGGCTTTCTACCTTTCTTTTTTAACTCAACAATTGTTTCTCCTGTTAAATTAATTTCAACATTCATTAAACTTCTTGTGGTTCATAACTCAATGACCTATCATTTTTAAAGAAATACTCTTTTTTTGCGGAATCAATCCAAAATTTAATCTCTTCATTTGTTAATGTAGTTTCACCATTTTTATAGTTCCAAAAAATAGAACCTTGTCGTAAGTTAACATGTTTGTATCCTATTCTTGGAATTGACATAACTTTAGTTGAGTTATGTGTTAATCTTAACAATAATTCATAACCAAAAGTTAACTTGAATGAAGGTTTAAATAAACCAAATTCTGTGAAAGTATCTTTTTTAATTACCATTCCAGATGTTTGGAAGTTTTGGTAATCGTGTAATGTTTCATTAGTTAAAATTCCCATTTCCGGAGTAAAATTAGCTGCAAAAGTAGCTTCATTTGTAAATCCAGCGAATAATCCTTTTTCGTCAGTATCAATAACGATAGGTAAAAATACGGATACATCAGGGTATGCGTTAGAATATGTTAATACATTTTTAAACCAAATACTTGAATATTCATCATCAAATTCAAATAAAGTAACCCATTCAGATTTAGCAACAGTAACGCCGTGATTTACTTGTTCAGTATAACTTGGTTCTTTAGTCCACTCTTCTTTAACAACAGTCAAGTCACCAAAATCAAAACCATTCAAGTAATCAACTAAATAAGTTTCATTAGTATGAACAATAACCAATTCATTAATTCCCACTTTTTGTGTTTTTAATGACTCAATACATTTTTCAAAATATTCAGTAAAACCTAAAGTTTTACCTGATTTTATTGGTAATATTACCGATACGTTAAAAGTATTTTTATTTTCCATATTATTCTTCAATTGTGTTTAGTTTAGGTAATTGTTCTTCAAATGAGTTTAACCTGGTTTTAATATAACCCTCAAATAAAGTAATTGTTTGTTTTTCAAAATTTTCAGTAGTTTGTAAATTCTCAACAGTTTTTAACATTTCAGTTTCCAACTCTTCATTTACATTATCTTCTAACCAATTTTGTAAGAAGTCCGCAACATAATCAACCATTTGAGTTTTATTATTAACCCATACTCCGTTAGTTTCAGTCATCCATTCAGGTGTTAAATTAGGAACCAACCCTAATACTGGAACATTTGATTTCATAGATTCTAATGGGTATGTACCATAACTACTTGTTTCGTCAATCCATACTGATAGAAAACATTCGTTTAACGCGTTAGCAAATTCTTTTTCAGATAAACCTCTCATATCTCTAAAAGTAATCCATCTGTATTGTGGAAACTTAATATAAAATGCTTTAATCAAATTGATAGAATCTCTTTGTTCTCTTGAATGAATCGCAATCATTGGTTTTGCTGGAAGAGTGTGAGGTTTAAAAGTTTCTGAAATAACAGGTTCTAAAATATCAAAAGATACATTTCTCATAATATTCTCAACAAATTCTTTTTGTTTTGCAGAAGTTGTAATACATTTGAAAAACCCTAATTGAGACCAAGTTTGTCCTGGTTGTAAAGTTTCTAAAACATGGTCATATGCTTGACATAAAACAATTTTACCACAAGGTAATTTTGAGATTTGTTCCATAACAAAACCATAAAGTTCTGGTAAAACAATAAAGTCTTCAGGTGATACTTCTAAGTTTTGACCTTCAATTGCGGTATGAGGTAACTCCATATACTCAGTTCCTAACCATTCACCAACACCTACATAATCAGGTTTTTCATGTAACATAATAGGGTTGTAACCGTTATTTTTTAATGTCATACCTAATTTATAGATATAAGTTAAGGATGCTTTTGCATTACCTTTAGTGTCTTGAACAAAAAGATAAATCCTTGATTTTTTGTTCTTCATGTTCTCAATTGACAATTCTAATTTTGAAATTTGTTCTTGGTTCATTTTAGTTAATATTTGTTTATTAATTTTTTATTTAATAGTGTGTTAAAGGCTAATTTAAATGATAGTGACATATCAGTACTTCTAACACCTAAATTCTCGTCTATTTCGCCACCATCATCCATTACAACGTCTAACATAAGTTTAACAATTTCATATTTAATAACACTAATATGATTTGAATCTGTTTCACCGGTTAGTGGTACTGTAGGTTTAATTTGTAAATATTCGTCAATTCTATCCAAATCAACATAATAATGTTCGCCTAAAATTTTTAACATTTTGTAATTTCTTTAAGTTTATCACTCAATTCATTAATTGTTTTAATAGTATGAGTTGTGTTTATTTCCTTATTATAATCAGTTTCAAATTTGATTATAGTTTTGGTTTCAGGATACTCTAATAATAAGATAGGATTTGATGTAAGTAAAACATCAATTTCATCCCACATTGAATTAATTGTTAAATTACTGTAAAATTTTACTTTTTCTAATTGACATCCAAATTTTGATAGGAAAAATAATGATGCCGGTTTTGATTTACCTATCTCATCAGATACTATTAAAAAATCGTGATTATCTCTAAATTCAGTGTAGATGTCGTTTAAACTATTAAAAGTTGTATATTCTGTTGATTGAGCGTGACCAAATATTTCCATCGGAAATTCTTCATATAAGAAAGAATATAACTCATTATCATCAATAAAAGTGAAATGATTTTGTAATGTTAATGTATTGATAGGTTTTGTAATTTCATACTTAAAAGCATCTTCTTCCTCAATACCTTCAGTTTTATCAATCATAAATTTTTGATAAGTCTGTTCTATTTTGTCCAATGTATTCCTTAAAACCCCATTAATTTCAATACCTATTCTCATATGTTTAAGATATAATAATATATTATATTAGAGTTAATATAATAAAAAAACCTCATAAATCAACACTTATGAGGTTTTTTGTAAA